TTTGCTTTGGCATATTCTACCGGTGATAAATGGTTTAGAACGGGGTCTAATTCCATTGCCTCCCTGATTTCTACTTCTTGTTCAGGGGTTAAAAGTGCTTGTTGTTCTGACATACTTTGTCCATTATTTTAGACAAAGTTATATATAATTTTTTGTTCGTACAAAAAAGTGGACAGGCTATAAAAAACAAATGCCCGGGTTGCTGAAGCCCGGGCACTCTTTCGTTTTGGTAGTCTTAGTACATTCCACCGGACATTTTACCGCCTTTCATGGCTTTTTTTGCCATGCCTACTACTTTTTTCATAGCAGATTTTTTGGCAGGAGCACTTTTCTTAGCAGTCTTTTTACCGCCACCGGTACTCATTTTCATTTTTGAAACGGACATTTTCATATAGATAGAAATTAAAAGTTACATTACTTGGTTTGGAGCACCGCCACCACCACGAGGTTGTTGCCTACTTGCCATTTGTGCCTCGGCTTTCATCATCGTTTCCATCAACTTAGCATCCCTGTTGTCTGCCATATTCTGATTGGCATTCTCCATTTGTGCTAACTGCATCAACTGATTGTCAACCTGCTGTTGCTGTGCCTGTGCATCCATTTGCATTCCCTGTGCTGCCATTGCCTCTTCCTGCTGTCTTGCAATTTCTTGCTTCATTTTCAGGTACCTGCGACTTGCACTATATACCTCTGAAGGAGTACAAAGGTTGAGAATCTTACTAACCGTATTTTCGTCAAGCAACTGCATTTGAAGTAACTGCATCGCAATAACATTACCTTGGTTAATCAACTCTTTCTCAGGTTCGCTACGCTGTAAACTAATACGGAAGTCAGCCAACAAATCTTCACTTGTAAAACTAACTCTTTCAGCACCCTCATCACCTACTGCATTAATCAAAGTATGCGGACTATCAGCATATATCTTTCTTCCACGATTGGCAATACTTTGGTAAATCTGCTTGATACAATCCGCTAAACTGAAATAAAAGTCCTCCTGAATAAGAGTACCCCTGTTAATCATAGCCTGATTATTCCGTACAAGTTCTAAACTACCTGTACCCAACATCTGCTCGTTTACACCTGTAATAGCCAATGCAGCAGTCTTAACCTGACCGATTGCAGCACTTAGGTATTGGAATCCACTTAAACTTGAACCAGGTAGATTTGCAACCGCATTGTTCAAACTAAACTTGCCATTTACAAGTACAGGGTCTCCATTACGGATATTTCTACGAAGTCCTTCTTCACCTTCTTCCTCGTCAATTACACCTCTGTCAATCAAAGTAATTGGAGGAGTAGCACGATTGATTTGGTGTTCCTGTGCTGACCAATAGCGGTTAATCATACGCTGTGGGTCAATCATAGAATCCAAAGGACTTACAACTAATCCATTCCAATACTCAAAGGTTTGAACTGCGTATGGGAATCTCGCACTACTTGGGTCTAAACTCGTTGTTTCCTGATAAGGCATTATGCCACTTTCAAGTACAATCGGAGACATATCTTCTGCATCACCTATTGGTCCTCCGGAAACATCATAAACGAAAACACAATACCTGATTACATCGGCATTGAACTTTCTTTTCTTCTTATTGCCTCTACGCTTTCCTGTACCTTGGCTTAGAATCTTTTTGTACTTCTCGTCTGTGGCTTCAATTAGGTCTTTATCTATGTATTTGCCACCTTCAAAATTTATTCTGACAAATAACTCATTGCCCATTTCATCGGCAACAACACCATATTCATGTTCTTCAATATCACGCCAAAAAGCGTAATAAGTAGTAACTCGTCCAGTCTTGTCACCATTCCAAATGCCATTGTCAAATTGATCGCCATTGTTTTGATAGTTGGCAATCTTCTCAATAGTTTCACACTCTTCTATCGTTAGGTCAGGATATTTCTCATAAATGTAAGTAGGGTCAAGATATGCCTTATGCCCCATATACATAGAATCGGATAAATCATCCCTTTGGGCACTTATATCCCAAAAGAAATATCTACTATCCAATCCCTCAAATACTTGGTGTCCGAAGTGTTCTTTGTTGAAAACAACACACATTCCTGAAGCACACAACTGCTTGGTCATCCACTTCTTTAACTTCCCGTTTACATCGTTTCTGTCAGCAACAACTTTAATCAGGTTGTTTACATCACGGGTAAGGGAATCAAAGTAATAACCATCAAATAGTCTTTCTGCGTCCTCGGGACCTTCTCCAATAGGGAATTGGTCTTGAAGCATATCCTTGAATATACCGCCCATTTCTTGGGCAATCTGTGAAATAACCATCATTTTGGTCATTTCTTGGTCACGCTTTTGCTGTACGCTTTCGCTTAAAGGTTCTGCCCTGTACTCAAAACTTGTACGAATAGCATTACCCACATATTGACGAAGTACGGGAGCCATGATATTATCCTGCCACCGAATACGCCCATTAGGTTGTCCGCTTTCATCATTCAGGAATGTATCAATATCTTCATCCAACATCCATTGCCATTTCATTTGGTAGTTAGCCAAAAGAAACATCCAATTAGTGTCGGTTTTAACCCTGAAAAAATCCAGCCTCCAATCAAATACTCTGCTTATGATATAGTTCGCCCACGCTAAGTCGTACTCTTCGTTTTTCTTACCATCAATTCCGGTAATCCTGTTTGGTCTTACGCCTATTGTAGAGTAGTTCATCGTTCTTGTTTTTCTCTTTCGTGAGCCATATCCATTAAAGTTCGCCCTTTCATACCCTCAATTTCCACCTTTTTAGTAACTGTACGAACCCCATATCCTTCTTCAACATTTTTAATAATCGTTGGCAGTTCATCGTGTATTTTCACACACATTTCTACATACTTCTTGCGTTCTTCTGTGTCCGTAATTTCGTGCGGACTTCTATCTAAAAACACCATAAAGTCATCAAGAATCTTTTCTGCTGCCAACCTCGCCTTAAACCTCGCATTAGGATTAAACATTTCCATTCTGCGGATAGCGGAATTTACTTCTTCAGGGAACACACCACGCTTGTAGTTAGCATATTCCTCATCAGATACCCCAAGTCTTAGTCTATTGTTTACGCCATCGTATAACGCCCTTTCAGTAGCATTCTTACGCCTTACGCCCTCAGGTATTTCTGTTTTACTATAAGGACTGCAAGGACTTGCGTATAGCCACACAAAATACATTTGCCATGTTTTGAGTGTCTTAAACTCTTCAATGCGATTAAGTTCAGGATATTCTTTCCGTAAATCGGTAAGGATATACCTTTTGTCCTTATTTATGTTCGGGACAAAAAGTACATCCTCACCAAAGTTTACATCAGGTTTTTTGGTCGTAGCCCCCAAACCCCTTTCTTGCGAAGGATTCTCCACTTGTAGAGATTCGGGATGCTTTCCCATTTCTTCCTGTGGAGGCAGTTCAACCATTTTTTATATACCCGATTAATTACGGACGAGCCAAGTAGTCAGCAGTAGTACCAGCACCAGAGAATGTGTTACCCCATGCACCAGCAAACAGAACATCTGCGGTAGAATCAACATATACAACAGCGGTCTTATTGACAACCTCAAAAGTACCTGCGGCATTCTCTACTTTCTCGGTGTATAACACTTCGTAAGTATTGTAAGAAGCGGCAGTCAGGTTAGACAATGGAATACCTGTGTTGGCATTGATGATAGAAGGACTACCTTCTGGCTGAATAAGAGCCTGTGATACAGTCTGAGTAACAGCCAAGTTGATAGTAGCATTGAAGCCATAAACTTGAGTACCTAAGTTACCGAGGTTACCCTGAATAACCAAGTCATTTGCAACATTTGATGCAGTGTAAGTACCCTGAGAATCGGAAGTGATTTGGGCTGCAATAGCAGTTACCAAAGTAGCGATTGAAGGAGCAACTGCACCAGTATTGTAAATAAAGGTACTTGGATTAACACCACTTACAGGGTCAGGATAAATTCTGACAATGTATTGAGTGTTTACAGTTGGAGTTACAACACTTGTGTCAAAACGAATTGCTTGGAATTGACCAGAAGATGGAGTAATAACATCGTTACTTACTACATCAACCCATTTGATACTACCACCCCAAGCAAGGGAGCCAACAGGAGCAGTAACTGTTAAAAGTCCATCATCCAATACGCAGTTTGCTGCAGCTGAAGGATTGGTGTTCAAAACACCTACGAGAGAATAATTTTTTAAAGCCATTTTTTGAAAATAAATAGTTGAACTTATGACAAAGATACAACTGTCTAAATTACTATACAAAAAAATCTTATAGCACCTACTCCTCCAAGTTTCTGTCCCTAACCGCCTTAGACTGACTTAATACCCCAAATTTCTCCTCATCCCTCGGTTTCATATCTTGTAGCCATATTTCCCGAACGCCAAGTCTGTACTCCTTTATCATCCCCTCCAATGCCCTCAACTCCCGTAACAGATGCCTCGCCTCCTTGGGACACCTCGCCTTGGTTTCCACCGCCGTCACCTCCGGAGTTAATTTCGCCAATACCCCCACTAATTCCAAATGAACTGACATCAACTCCCGTAACTTTACTGAGTTGCTGTCCAACTTCCGAATTATTTTGTTCTGTAACTTTCTCTGACCTATCTCTGTCATACCTATATTTCGATTTTATTGCATTATCTGCCTCGGCTTCCTCAACAATTAACTGAACCCGAAGCCTGATTTTCAACATATTACATACCTTCAATATCTCGTAATGACTTAAAGGCTTGGAGTTTACACTCTCCGTTACTAACCACAACCGCAAATCATCATACCTTACCTGTGTCGAAGCCATCAAGCGTAGAGGATTCACTTTGAACTCCTGCATACGCTTGATTATCAACTTCTTTAACTGCGTATTGTGCAGTATTAAATCAATCTTATTGGGGTCGGTCTTACTGTCCTTTAGCAAAACGGTGTTGCATTACATTGAATTTCGCTGTTTCCAATGCACCAATTACCTCAAAAGCACTAATCGTGTTCGGATAATTTGGGTCGGAGCTGTCAATTCTTAACTGCATTCCAATACTGCCATCTTTGTTAATCGTTCTTTCAAACACAAAGAAGTCCACTCTTTCCACGCCCTCAGGCAACTTTAGTTCCTCTGGGAACTGATTTACTGAATTTTCCATATACTTAACTTAAACTTGTTACACGCCTTAAATTACCATAAGCATCTCTGCTAAAAGTAGTCTTTACACTCCTTGGTGCATTCTCATCCGTAAATTGCGGATACCTACTGCTACTCGCATACAACTGAGAAGCCATATAAGCATAAGTCTGACTAAACAAAATATCATCATAGTGCTTTTTTAGATTCTCCGCTTGCCACTTTACTCCGCCATTTGGTGTCGGTTTCTCAACAAAAGTTTTTAACTGCTCAAAGGTTTCCTCAATAAATATGTTATCCGCATAGTTGTTATACAACTCGGTCATTTTATTGATAATCTTACCCTTGGTTGCCGACTTATTGCTAATACCTACTCTTGCCCCATCTATGTGCATCATAGGATTCAACTCCTTGTTGAAAATAACATTCTTGTCAAATCCCTTTCTCTCCCTAAATCCTATATAATCCGCACCAATGTTGTACTCAATTAACTCTGGAACACCCCTCCAATCCTTCTTGTCATAGTACAACCCCATCAATAAACTCTGCTGATAGCATTCCACAAAGTTTGTTACCCTCCAAAACAACTGACAACTAACCGTATTCCATTCAGCATCCCATATAGCACTCGCAAACTTACTATGCCCACTCTCCGTGTTAATAGGGTCAGTCCCCTGAAAATACCTGTACTTCCAATTCTTTTCAGGCTCATGGAACATAATTATTGGTGGATCTTCCTCCTTACTCATAGGCACGAATATCACCCCAACTACTTTGTATGGCCAATCATTAATATCCGTTGTAGGACTATTGGTGTCAAAAACAGGCTCAAACCTACCATAAATCGGTCTTGCACTTTCCTCCAAACTCCATATACGCTTCAGGTGTGCATTACAAGTAGCAATAGGAACTAAGGTGTTTACACTCCTGATGAACATATCGTCAATATGAACAGGATATGCCGCATGAAATTGTGCTATTGTAGCCTCTCGGTCTGCCCCTTGTTTGCTATACGCATTCCTTTTCTCGGTTTCATAGAAATCACCCTGTATTCCTGGCTTACAAAACGCATCCAAAAACACAGGAATAATACCATACTTAAAGTTTCTGTCCCTCCAATTCGTTAGTGCTGCCTTAAACTCGGTTTCAAAACTATCCGTTTTCATTTCACCCCCTGTTCCCCACATAAACAACTGCCTTCTATACTCAATCCTCTTGGTTTCAGGATTAAAAATAAACATCGTGGGTCGGGATTCATTCACCATTTTGGTAAGTACGGGAATGTTTCCAATCTCATCTATAAGTACCAACTGCGGACTACCTGAGTTTACAGCAGTAGCACTTGGGGGAACTACCTCTATCTTACTATTTGCCCCTGCTACCCTACCCTTAACTTCTTTTAAGCCAAACTTCAACTGCCTTTCAGCATCACTAAAACTGCTTGGAACAAGATAGTGTGGAGTTTCACTTATGGGATACTTAATCTTGTCCTCAAATACACTTCGGGTTTTACTATCATCCTCACAAATGTACTTGGTAAACCACTCCCTGCGGTACATAGTCTTGGAAGCAGCACCCATTCCCAAAATACTCGTAATACCCAACTGCCTCATCTTGCCAATAACAACTGACAATCCGCAATCAAGTAAGTACAAAAGTAGTTTCTGTGCCTTGTAGGGTTCTATTCTTCTCCTGCCTCCATCAAAACTACCATCCTTTAACCTGCCATTCTTGTAAACATAGTACAGGCTATTCTCCTCATACCTACGCTTTTCTGACAAACAGAAATCTACCTGCTCGTCAATGGTAAGGGCATTGTTAATGTCATACCCTGCCATGTACCAATCCTCTGCCTGTTGGCAATAGATATTGAATTTAGAATACTCTGTGGCATAACTAAATCCCCTTGGAAACCAACTATCAACCCAACGAATAAATTGTGGGTCAAAGTCAAATTTATCATCATTCCTGTACGGAATCCAATCATCTTTCTTAATTACACCCCCTCGGTAAATAACCTCTACGCTTTCCTGCTCCTGCTTTTTCCTTTCCTCGGTTACAATTACCGTTGGCTCATTCTTGAACTTACCCTTGACAACCTCAACATGGTTATCACTAATCTGTTCAAATAACTGCTTGGTGTGGGTTTTGCCAAACTTCTTTTCTAACTGCTTGGCAATATACTTCTGCCTTTTTTGCCGTTCTTTCTGCTTGCGGTTGTAAAGTATTTCCCCGGGCATATAGTCAGAATTACTAACTACGCCCTGCCTTTCAAGTTCAACAACGAATGCAGTAGGCAATACACTTTCAGCCCCGTGTTCACTTAAAAGTGAATACAAGTCCCCTAAGTTCTCTAATAAAACTTTACCGTATTTGTCGTTCCCTGAAGCCATTTGGACTATTCTGTTTCAAGCCTACCGGAGTTCCGGGCTGAATACAGAAGAGCCATAGTGTGCTTAAAGAGTTCATCAGTTGCCCGAATGTCACTATCAATAGTGTTCTTGCTGTATTTGAAGTTCTCAAGTTCCTTCATCAAAGCAGAAACACCATGGACTATGAAATCAAGGTTCTCCACATCTACGCTGACTTTTAGTTTCCTTCCCGTATTTTCATCTATGCTCACCTCAAAATTTGAAGTGCGGTGCTTTACTTTCACACCTTGGGGTTTTACCTCTGTCATAAAGTTATATTATTACTTCTTGTTCAATACTTTCTCAATCCGCTTGAAAATTACATCTTCAGCAGACTGTCCATTGAGGAGAACACGAACCAAAATACCACCAAAGAACTTAATGTTTCTGGTAATCTTACGGACTTTCTCGTCAATTTCCTTGTCAGACTTAACGGTAATGGTACGAGCAACAATGCGACCATTCACATTAATATGAATTGTAACTGTAATAGGAGTGCTTTCCTTTTCAGTTTCAACAACGGTTTCGATATTTTTAGCCTTTGCCATAACAAACAAATTTTTACCAAAGGTAACTAAAAAAAAATTTTTACCCAAAATGTAACCTTTGTTTGGAATTGTCGTAAGGAGAAAATAACTTTGTTGCGTTGTTACGGTAGTGCGTAAACAATGTGTAACAGAAGAATTTGTCTTTGCTCATAAGACGATTGAATACCCTTGAGGACGCACTACCCCTTGAGGGTTTTTCATTTATGGTAGTTTACAAAATCACAAACACAGTCACAGGAACGGTTTATTTTGGTTCAACACATAGTTTTGGATACAGAATTTTGATTCATAAAGAGGATTTGCATAATAAAAAGCACCACAACTATAAACTTCAAAAGGACTATAATAAGTATGGCAAAGATGCTTTTAAGTATGAAATCATAAAACATTTCTCAACTAAAGATGATGCAGAAAAGTATGAGTATAAACTCATAAACAAGCACGAAAACATTTACAATATTCAAAAAGAATCTTATGCTTTCCCTGACCTTGAAGGTAAAACCAGAATGACAACATCCAAAAATGGATGCACAATAGTTTCAAAAAAGTTCACGCCTTACAAAAAAATTAAGAAGAAAAAGAAGAAGTCAAATGGTAAATCAATTGCTGAAAAGCAAAAAGAACGAGGACTGAAATTCAAAAGAAATGGAAATGAAATATAATTCAGTGTAACTTTAATGTCAATATCACTAACAGCAATAAAATGAAAACACCTGAAAAAAAACACCCCTAAACCTTCCACTTCCCCAAAGGGCAATCCTGATTAACCAACCAACACTTGCCCCTAAGGTTCCCTACCTTCGCTATTAAAAAGCAATCACAAGCCATACACTTGTCCGCCTTACTTACCCTATCAGGATTGTGCTTATTCGTCAATACATTAAGCCTGTGAGGACACTGCCTACATATTTCCTTCCTACGCATATACTCCTCATTACTTACATAGTTCTCCTTCAACATATCCCCTATGCCACTAATGAGGTTCTTTGCCTTGTCCCTGACACTATAATTAATCTGTCCGGCAACTAAGTTCCCCTCTATAATCTTACTCTTTTCTGAACAAGGTCGGCACACAGGCTCTTCTTGGTTGTTACTATTCTCTTCCATAAGGCAAATTTAATACTCATCATTAACTTCATCAAACCCATCTACCTCAATACTCATAATGTCCCCGTACTTTTCAGCCACCCCCGGTAACTCGTAAATCTCC